ATGATCTAATGTCAGATATGAGCGTTTTTGGTCAAAACATGGGGGTTATTGAGCGCGGCGGGCAAAACACGCTTAATAACATTCAGCAGATCCAGCAAAACACCGGATTGCAGCAGCAGAACCAGATCCGCGCAAAAGCTATGCAGCAGCAGGATCAGCAGCAGCAGCAATTGCAGCAGTTTAACCAGGATTGGAGCGCGGCACGCGGCGACCCGCAAAAGCTGAACGAACTGATCTACAAGTACCCGTCAATGATCAGCACATTGAAGGAGCGGATCGGGCTGCAAGACGATATGCAAGCGACCCAAGCGGGCCAGCTTGCAGACGGTGCCCGCGTTGCCATGACGCAGGGGCCGCAAGCGGTACAGCAGTTTATCCAGCAAAACGCCGGTGCATTCCAGGCGCTGAACATCGATCCGCAGGAAGCGTGGCAGCAGTACCAGACGAACCCGCAGGGCTTTGAACAGGCGGTTCACGCGGTGCAGCTTTCCAGCCTGGGCACAAAAGATCAGCTGGACTACGCCAACGAGGTTGAGCGCAACCGATTAACAGCCCGCAGCCAGGATATCCAGGCCGCTAACATGGCAATGAATCGCCAGTTTAACTTTTTGAAGTATCAGGGCGAACAGGCGAAGCAACAGGCGGCACAGGCCAAAAGCGAGCGTGAGCAGACCGCAGCGCAGCAGAAGCAAGCGCAGGTATACGGCGACACCGTAGACACCCAGCGCGATTGGCTGAACGGCTACAACAGCCAAAAAACGACGCTGGACAACGCGATCAGCCAGGTTGACCGCCTGATCCCTGATAATCAGAAAAACCCAGCCAGCAAACAGCGTTTGCAGACGGCATGGGAAGGCGCAAGCGGTTTAAGCGGCACCATTGCGCGCAACATCCCTGGCGCGAACGATGAAAAACAACTGGTGCAGGATCTTAAGTCACTGCAAGGACTGGCAATGTCACAGGCAATGGCGGCACTTAAGGCGGCATCCGGTACGGCTGCGGGCATGTCCGAAAAAGAAAGCATGGCGATCACGCAATCTTTGATGGGCTTCGACCCTGAAAACATTCAGGATCCGGCAGCGGCCCAGCGTGCGATCAAGAATTTTGGTAACTACCTGCAACGCCTCCGCGACGGCTACGAGCAAGCAAACAGCGGGCGCGTGAAAGAGTACCAGAACAACACCCAGCGTTATGACGCGGTGATGAATGATCCCAAACTGGATGAATTGGGAGTACCAGCCCAGGCGCGCAAAATGCTACTCTCTGACCCGTCAGAAGAGAACAAACGCGCCTTTAAAGAATGGGCGGGCTATTTACCAGAGGGGCTTTAAATGGCTTTCAACTTTGCGGCAACTTTCGGGAACCTGGGCGGCAACGCCCAGGCACAACCGCAGCAGACCGCCCCGCAGCAGCAGGGCGGCAATCATTGGGAAGCGGCGGGCGCATCACAGGGCATTCCAGAAGGGCTTATGTCTGCGCTCGTTGGCAAGGAGTCTGGCGGCGACACTGGCGCAACGTCCAGCAAAGGTGCCATTGGTGGCACTCAGGTTATGCCAGGCACGCTGCGCGATATGGGCTATGACCCAGCAGAGGTGCGCAACAATCCGGCGCTACAGGCCGAAGCGGGCGCAAAATACCTGCGCCAGATGTATGACCGGTACGGCGATTGGGGGTTGGCCCTGCAAGCCTACCATGACGGCCCAGGCAACACCGACGCCATGTTAAAAGGCGAGTACACGCCAGGGCCGGAAGGGCGTCAATACGTCGATTCACGCTTTGACCAGTGGACGGGAGGCGTTAACCCCATTGATCGTGCTTTGGGTGCGGCTACCGATTCCAGCGCCCCACAGCGAGCAACCAGCGCCCGTGCCGGCGGCACCGGATCAACCAACAAATTTGCCAGCCAGTTTGGGCAACTGAACCCGCGCGCACCTCAAGAGCAGCAGGCAGCAGCGCAGGAAACGCAGCCAGCAGCGCCAGAACAGCCGCAAGCGACTATGGGCACCCAACCACAGCCGCAAGCCGCAACGACGCAGCAGAACGCCGCACAGACGCAACCAGACACCAGCGGCGACTACTACAGCGCAGAGCAGTTGCAGGATTACCAGGCACCCACAACGATTGGGCGTGATCTGACTCAGGCGGGCAAAGGTTTAGTGCGTGCAGCAGAAGACGTGCTGAACATCCCGATCTATGCAGCAAACGCGGCACAATCTGCCGGTGCATGGCTGGGCGAAAAGGCCGGTATTGGTGACGGCACCTACACCCCGATCCCCGAAGGCCGGATCGGCATGGGGCTTGATGATCCCGAAGATCCTTATGCGCAGTTTGGCGCGAAGTTGATCGCCGGTCTGACTCCGATCCCTGGTGCTGGTGCTATCTCCGCAGCGCCTAAGATTCAGGGCATTGCACGCGAAATGGCAGAATTGGCGGGCACAGCTTCGCCAGAGGTTGCGAGCATCCTTTCCCGTTTGGGGGGATTCCTTGAACAACGAGTTGCAGCACCGGCAACCCGTGCCGTGCCAGGTGCCCTTGCAGCCAGCGAAGGCGACCAGCAAGACGCGCTGATCGGCATCGCAGCAGGGCCAGTGGGCGAGGCGGCAGTAAATGCCGTTGGCGCAGCCGCACGGCGTGCAGCACCGGCGATCCGTGATCTGATCCGCCCAGCAGAGGACGCAACGGGGGCGGGCACTGGCGCTGGTACTGGCGGCACCGATGGGGCGCAACAGGCGGCTATTGACGCCGTGCGACAGGACGCAACCGCAGCAGCACGCGGGAACGCACAGCGCACCACAGTAACCGACGCGGCAACCGGCGACACCGCCAGCGCACCGAACGCGGCGATCAACCTTGCGCGCCGTGGCGATATCGATCCAGAGGTTGTGCGCGCCGCAGATGAATTGGGCGTGACCGACGACCTGACGCCAGGCCTGTTTATGCGCGACAAGTCAACCCGCGACGTGATCGGCAACCTGCGCAGCGAAACCGGATCCCTTTTGGGTGAGAAGCAAAGCCGCCAGTATCAGGCGTTAACCAGCCGTGCAGATAAGGTGCTGGAAGACTTAGGCGGGCCGGTTGATGATCTCACCTTCGATCAGGCATTCAAGGCCGAGACAAGCCGACTGATCGACGATATCGGCACCGCTGAAACGGCGGCGTATAAAAATTCACTGCGCACGATCCCGGATCACACTCCGGTAAATCCAGAAAAGACGGTTGATTATCTCAACCAGAAGGCCAGCAACCGTGGCGGCGCAGCCAACCTGGATCCGATTGAGCGCAACGTGCTTGAACGCCTCAACCCGACCAGCGACAGCCGAGGCGGGCCGACTTTCGCCCTTCTGGACGATGTGCGCAAAGACGTTGGCGCGGCGATTAACAAGCGTCAAGGCCCATACAAGGATGCGAACGTTGCACGCCTTAACGCCATGTACAGCCGCTTAACCGAGGATCAAGGGGATGTGGCGGCACAGTTTGGCGTGAAAGATGCGTGGGATGCGGCAAAGGATCTAACCCGTCAGCGCGTGGCGCTACAGGCCAAACAGCAAGCCGTGCTGGGCAAAGAGCTTGAAAACTCCGCGAGCAGCAAGATTTATCAGGCTGTTAAAGCGCTGGGCACCAAAGGCGCAGATCCAAAGGGTTTTCAAACTCTCATGCGATCCACGCCAGCGGCTATGCGCCCGCAGGTTGCGACCAACGCGCTTGCAATGGCATTCCGCATGAGCGGCACCACCGGCGAACGCCTGAACATCCCAGGCTTTGCGAAGTGGTACACCGAAGCGCGCAACTCAGGCAAGCTGGGAATGCTCATGCAGCACCTGCCAGCGGATCAGCGTGCAGTTGTTGACAACCTGGCGAAAGTCGCCAACGCAGCCCGCAAAGAGGGTGAATCTTTCGCCGCCACCGGCAAGATCAACAACTTTTCGCGCCGCTTCAACAACAGCAATGACTTTTTGAATAAAGTCTTTAACACGCGGATCGGTGCCATGTTGACGCAATCGGCGGCGGCTGCGGTTTCTCCTGGCTTCGGTAACGTTGCCGTTGAGGCTGCGCGCGGGGCGGTTGCCAACCGTGCTGCGGCGTCGCAGGTTGCGGATCGTTTCCTTGCGTCAGAGGATATGACCCAGGCGATCAGGGCGGTTGCTCGCATGGTGGCAGACGATGGATCCAGCGGCCCAAGCCGGACGATCATCAATACCACCGAGCGCCGTTTGGCGAACAGCGAGGCGGCAAAAGACTTTATCGCCACGCTTGCCGAGGCAGATCAGCGCCAGATCGCCCGCGCCGGTTTCATCGCATGGCTTGCCGGTACTCCGGCAGCGGCAGCAGCCAGCGACGGTGAGCAGACCGACGAGCGCCCGCCGTTAATCACCGGCCCTGACGGTGAGCAGCGGATCCAGATCTACGGGCAGCAGTAACCAAAGGGGCTTCGGCCCCTTTTTTAATTTCCTGAACGTCTATACACTTAAGCCTGAACATAACAACGAGGCACCAACAATGAGCGATATTGTTTTTTCTGCCGTGCGTATGCCGTCCAGCCCGTTTATTCAGGTTGGAAAATTCGCGCCTATCAGCGGCGGTGATATCTATATTGGCAAGCCCGACACCAACCCGAAGGATCCGGCAAATCAGGTGCAAGTGTACCTGGAAAACGAGGATCTAACGCTGGTGCCGGTGCCGCAGCCGATCAAGATCAATCAGAGCGGCTACCCTGAATATAACGGGATCGTCGGGCGCTTTGTGACGCAGACGGCATCAAGTATGGACGTCTATGATCGCAACGATGTGCTGCAATATTCCTTTGATAACCTTCTGGAATATGACGCGGCGCAAATGTGGAAGGTGATCGGATCGTCTACCGGCTGGGAATACGTGGGCACGCCAGAAGGCACGCTCAAAACCAAACTGCAAGGTTTCGTGACGCCGTTTGATTTTGTGGGCCGCGACGAGTTCACCAGCGTTTCACAGGCGATTCAGGCCATGTTTGACTACGCGAAGACCAACGCGAAGATCATCAATGCCTACGGCTGGAAAGGCACGCTAGAAAGCACCGTGACTGCCGATAGCGTCACCATCCTGGGGGGAACCTGGCAAGGCACCGCAGATTTTCGCGTCGTGGGCACCAAACTTGATGGGGCGGTGATCAATAACCTGCGCATCATGCTATGGGGTGGCGACAACCGGATCCGCGATTGCCTCTTTGACGGCAAGCCGACGCAAAGCAAAGTGGGATCCATCGTCAGCCAGGGCGCGCCAGCGGGCGGCACCTATGAGATCACGGAATGCGAGTTCCGAAACGGTCTTTTCGGTATTCTCCAGCAGGGCACCGGCGAGAAGATTACGCGCGGCGTACTCCGCAACTTGTCGTTTTACGATATGGGCGGCGACTGCATCGAATTAAACGTTATCAATGAGCACTACGATAACGGATGCGTGATCGATGGGATCTTTATGGACAACATCGACGGCCTGACACCGATCGCCAACTCTTCATGGGGCATCGGGATCGGTATCGCCGGTAAAGGCCCGTATGGATGGGATGCGCCTGATACGCAATACGCCAAAAACATTGCGATCCGCAACGTCTTTGCAAACCGCGTGCGCCAGATCGTTCACCTTGAGGTTGCCCGTGATTGCACCGTTGAGAACATCCACGGCGACCCAAACCAGAACGTTTCAAACGGCACCGGCCTAACTATGGCAACCGTTGTTTGCTATGGCTGCAAACGGATCACCATTGATGGGGTTTACGGCGAACCGGTAGTTAACAGCGGCACCGACGCAGACAGCGTGCGCGTGATCATGCTTGAATGGGGCGTGACCGCTGGCGCACCGTCTAACCCGTGCTTTGATATGACCGTGCGCAACGTCCACAGTAAAACGGGGCGTTTCTATGCTGGCGTTGCAGCCGACGCAGACAGCACGGGCCACATGTTGCACCCGAACACCTACACGATTGAAAATATCGACGTGGCGAAATTCTCAGTCTTCGGGGTTGCTTCGCTTCTCAGTATGTCAAACGTGCGGTGCCGTACCTTCGACGCTATCGGCAACGATTCCGCAGGGGGCACAACGTCAAACGGGCGCTTTATCCGTGGTAAATCGATCCTGCGCATGATCAACGTCACCGCGTATGACGTGAACGGCTACGGCGATCAGGGTTGGAGTCAGTGCAGCTACACCGATATTGAGTCTATCGGTTCCAACGTCTTTGCCAACATGCGCACCTATAACGGGATCGCGGGCGGTATCGGCGTTATCCTGGGCAACGTTAACCGGATGTACTACCTACCGCCGACCAGCGGCGCAATTGACGGGAACGCATTCCCTACGGGGCGCGAGTTCCAACAGGGCGACGTGCTGATCCGCGAGGATGGGAAGTGTTACACCGTGGTAACTTCCGGCGCTTATATTCCGGCGACGGATGATTTTAAAATCAAGGCCACCACCGTTGGCAGCAAAACGCTAACGTGTAACATTGACCCAACCGGCACCCAGGCAAGCGCGCCGTGGTTGTTTGGCAAGCCGTTAACGCCAGGCACCCGCATTGTGATCCCAGGGGCAGGGGCCAGCGGTGCTGCGCTCTCTACGTGGATCACTAAAGGCCCGTACCAGACGCCACCAAGCGACGTGGGCGCGCCGGTAACGATTGATATCGCGCACGCTATCCAGACCGCCACACCGGCCGGCACCCAGCTTGCAGCGGCAAAAGTTGTGGCGTACCGCACGCCAGCATAAAAAAAAGGGGCCGCAATGGCCCCTTATTTCTTTCACCCCGGACTAAGCCGGATCAACCATGTCCGACACTTCAACCAGATCAGCGAAGTTGACGCCCAGCGCCCCCGCCACCTTCACCAGCGTTGCCAATGACGGCGTTTCGTGCTGGTTTTCATAGCGGCTTAACTGGCGCTCCGCGATCCCCGTTGCTTCCGAGATCTGCCGCTGGCTCTTTCCTTTCGCCTTTCGCACGTCAGCGATCAGGATTGCAATTTTCATGATTCATTCCCCCGTGTATTCACTCCGCTATCATCGCCCACGGGCACCAGTTTTGGCAAGCGGCCTTTTTTGCTGGGGTTGAGGTATTCGAAGCACGGGATCCCACGCTCATTGGCGCGGGCAAGTTCAAGCGCGCATCCTTTCGAAGCCTTCCATCCTGGGAGGAAGATCACCGCGTCTGCCGCGTCCACCATCGGCAGGGAGATCGCCATATAGGCGGAATGGTCACGCAGAGTTACCGGCAGGAATGATGGATTCAACAGGCCGAGCACATGCGGGCGAAGTGCGAAATGCGCCACCATAAACGCGGGGCGGTTGTAATCAGGGATCCCCGTCATTGGGCCAGCTAAATAAACGTTTTTATCTTTCAGAGTGTTTAACATGGGTTTTTTGCCTCTCCGTTAATGCGGTGCCATTCTTTGTGATGATCTTCGCACAGCCAGCGCACCGCCAGCGGCTGATCATAATCGTCATGATGGGCGATCACATGGTTGGACGTGCCGCAGACTTCGCACGGCTGGCGCGTTAATTCACCGCGCCGAAGAGCATTTCTAACCAGTTGATGTGCCCGCGCCTTCTTCGGGTGGCGCTTTTTGTACTCAGCTTTGCAGCCATTCGCAACGGCCTTGCCTTCTGCGGCCTGATAAGCCCGCACACGGGCTTTTACTGCATCGGCGTTGGATTCGTACCGGCTGCGATCTTTATCGCGTTTGCAGCCCTTACAGGTGCATGATTTTCCGTCTTTGCTTCGCCGGTTGGCGTGGTATTCCGTCAGCGGCTTTGATTCCTTGCAGGTTGTGCAAATTTTCATGGGCCAGCCCTACAAAATGGCCCCCGAAGGGGCCGACCAGTTAAAACGGGATATCATCGTCAAAGTCCATAGGCGGCTCGTTAGCGCCTTGTGACTGATTAGCCGGACGATTACCGCCCTGATTGCCGTTAGCGCCGCTACGGCCCCCACGTTGAGGATTTGCCCCATTGCCTTTGGGTTGTTGAGGTTCCCCCCACGCAGTCTGGCTGGCTGGCGCATTCTTCCCGCCGAGCATTTGCATTGTGCCGCCCATGCTCACAACCACTTCCGTTGTGTAGCGCTCTACGCCGTCTTTGTCAGTCCACTTGCGCGTTTGTAACTTGCCCTCAATGTAGACCTGCGATCCTTTCTTGAGGTATTCACCGGCGATCTCAGCCAGCTTGCCGAACAAAACGATCCGGTGCCATTCCGTTTGCTCTTTCTTCTCGCCGGTGCTCTTATCGTTCCAGCTTTCGGAGGTGGCAACCGTGATATTTGCCACGGCACCGCCGCTGGGCATATATCTCACTTCGGGATCTTGCCCCAGGTTGCCGACGATGATCACTTTGTTAACTCCGCGCGTTGCCATATGTTAAAAACTCTCCGTTGGTTTAATGTCGCCCGCATTATCCGCAGGTTGTGCGCCGCTTTGCAAGTTGCCAGCCACACCGGCTGGCGGCTGGGCCAGATCGCTTTGCTTGCGTGGCACGTCGCGTTTTTGCGGTTTAGCCGGAATAAACCCAGGATTAGCCACAGCGGCTTCGGCTTCGCGTTTGGTCACGTAAGTTGTGATAAGGTTTTGCTCCGTTTCCTGACCACCCAGCGCGCGATAAGCGGCGCGGGCCTCGTCTTTCAATTCCTTAAGGTCAGTGATCAGATCAAACTCTTTGATGTAGTCTTTTGCTTTGCGCTTCGCGCCGTGTCCATCATCATCACTGGTGGCGATGCCGAACAGCGATCCGATGTGGTAGCGCTTCGCGTAAGACTGCGCGGATCCGTCGCCCTGCGCGGTCTTCTTATCAACGTGAATTTCCATCACGGCAACCATAAATTCGCCGCTTTCGACGTGCTCGATCCGCGTTTCCATCGGCAGATCGCCTTTTTCGGTGAAGCGGCCCGCCGATTGGATAACCATTAAGCCTTGATCTTCAATCGCAGAATCAATGGCCTCGAAATAGTCAGAAAGGTTGGCATATTTCGAATTTAAATGATTATTCTCGCGCGTCTTTTGAATGCTGCCGATATTCTTACGGGCTTCAAAAAAAGCCTTCATGAAAGTTGATCGGCTCTCCGAAAATTGAATAATGTTTTCCATCTTTATTTCTCCGCTTTAAAGTATTCAGGGTAACGCGCTTGAATATAACCAGGCGTCGGAAGTTTAATTCTACGTTGACCGCGAGAATAAGAAGGCCATTTATTAGCATCGCGGCACGCTTTATAAATCTGCAATGCGGTGCGGTACATCATGCGGCCTAACAATAATTGCTCGTCTGTTAATTCGAACGCTTCCGCGAGGAATGGCTCTTCTTTTTCCTGCGCTAATAATGTCACGGCTTTTGGTGCGCCGTATGCGATAGAAAATACGTCATGTTGCAACGCCATTTTCAAATAATAACCATTGTCAAAAGCCAGCCGCCCGAATTTCTCCGGCTCCGCGCTTTGCGTGGTTTTGTAGTCGATGATCTCACGGTCAGAGGTGATGCGGTCAATGCGCACTTTTACTTTTACGCCGTCGATCTCAGCGAAAATGGACAATTCCGGCGTGCCTTCGGTGATGATCCGGTGAAAGTCCTGATTCTGCAAAAGCACGTCACGCATCATTAACACGCGGTCATAATCCTTTGCGGGCACTTGCTCACGCTCACCGGCGATCCCCTGGTGATGTTCCCACAGGCGTTGCCAGATCATCACGTCTTCGCCGGTCATATCAACCAGCGGGTAAAGTTCCGGCATTTTTTTACCAGAGTAACCAGAGATCCCCTTATCCTTAAGCCACTTTGTGACCGCAGCAACGGACGTGAGCGCGTCGGGGTAATCTTCTGGATCCGGCATCCGGTAGTATTCCAGATCGAAGCGATCAGGCTCAAGCATACAGGTATGGCCCGTTGTGCCGAAGGTCAGCGGCTTTTGCTTCGCGCCGGTGCTTTGCTTCGCCTTCTCTTCGGCCTCTTTATCCTTTTTGAAGCGCCAGCCAGCAGGGCTGCGGATCAGCAATTCATGCAGCGAGGATCCCGAAATGTGATCCGTTTCGGCGTGGTATTCCTCGTTGCTCAATTCGTGCGCTTCGAAAACCTGCAAGTAAGGTTGTACGGTTTCAGTTTCCATCGTCTTTGCCCTTCATTGTTTCGTGAACATGAGCAGATTTAAGCATCATTAATTCATGAATGCAAGCCTTGAAAGCATCCGGCCCCCAACAAACAGCACAAAATGCACCTTTCCTGCGGGCGCGCTCCAGTTGCTCTTTTTGCTCAGGCTTTAACCGGCTTTTCTTCTTGTTCCGGCGCTTGAGTTCGATCACCGCGTGGGGGTAAGGGCCGAACGGCTCCAGCAAGATATAATCCATGATCCCTTTGACGCGGCCCATTGCGTTTAACTTTTGCTCATACTGCGGATTCCGGCCCCCGCCAGATTCGTTGACGGGGTGGAAGATCAGCAGATCGGGGAAAATCTCAGTAACCCAATGGAAGCACGTTTCCGCGTCTGCATCTTCTGACGGCAGGAATTGTGATTCATCCCATTCCGTCCAGTATTCGATCCAATGCGCTGTTTCTTTCCGGTTCATCAAAACACCTTTTTGTAAACGTTATCTTTGCCGCTTCCCATTTTACGATGCGTCACCCGTTTTGGGGGGAGGATAAACGCCACGTTAGCCAACACGGCTTCGGCAGATTTGCACGCCTTCAACGTTGCGCGGTGCTCTTCCATGAAAACATGCTCTTTCAAAAACTGATTCCAAAGCTGTTTCGCCCCTGGGTTTTTGGAGTTGGGCCAGTGAATTTCCCACGCCTTAAACTGGATCCCGTCTTTCATGAGTTGATACTCAATGGCGAACGATCCACCGTTGCCAACCTGCGGCGTGAAGCTGATCACGTCGCAATAGTCTTTATCCGTGTAATGCTCGCCGGATAGGTTTTTATTGGGATCGATTAGGAGGTTGCCACAGCAGCGGCACTGGCGCGCCACGGTGTCATTTTTGGCCCCGCAGCCCTTCTGCAAGATGCGGCCCGTGCTGCGGTCTTTTACGTCTTCGCATAGCTTATACACAAAGAAATCATCGCAGCGCTCGCCGTTGGGGTGAATGTGGCGGCAGCGGCGCGCGTGCTTGCCGTTTTTGTGCCCATACTTGCACTCTTTCCAATCCTCTTTCACCTTGTCCACGGTGTACACGTAATCCTCAAGGATCGGATCCTCATACAGCCCGCCCATTGCAGCCATAGTGCCTGAATAATCCAGGACGAGGTGATCGCTTTTCTTGAATCCAGCTTCAACCATCCAATCTTTTAAAATACGCATCCCACGGCCCAGCAGTTGCACCAGCAGAGTGAGTGAACCGATACGACGCAGAATTACTGACGTGTCCCACAACGGCACATTCACGCCGGTTGTTAGGGCGTTAACCTGGAATATAAATTTAATCTTTCCGGCCTTCGCATCTTCTATGATCTCCATGCGTTTTTTCGGGCCGGTGTCTTCGGTTATGATCGCATACGTTATGCCTTCCGGCAGGGCCGCTGCGGCCTCTTTGCAGTGGGCCACGCCAGCGCAGGTGACTAAAACGCCGTTGCGCTCTTTGGTGAGTTCCACCACTTCTTGCATGATCTTCCAGGTCAGCTTTTTATCTTTCAGGATCTGCCGCTGCATGGCGATCATTTCGTTGTTGCTAAAATCCTTCGCCCCAAACTCAGTGAATCCGGCGAACTGATCCAACTGATAACCCAGCGAGGACACGCCAAAGTAAGTGGGCACAACTGAACCGACTTTTACAAGGTAATTCGTCGTGATGCGGATCACCGTCTTACGCCAAAATCCTGGCGTTTCGTAGTCCTCATTGACGATTGAATCAACCCCACGGTAAGGGGTGCCGGTGTAACCGATCACGCGCAACCGGCACCCGTGAACCTTAAGGCAGCGCTCCTGCAACGTGCGAATGATCACGGTGTATGCGTTACGCTTTGCCGCGATCATTTCGTCGTAAGACTCGCCTTTGTGCTCGCCAATCTGGACAGGCTCGCCGTCTTCCAGAACAAGATCGCCGTTTTCGTCTTGCAGGTATTCGGGCACCATCTTTTCTTCGGAGTCGATCAGATCGTCAATGTTGACGTGGTGGCACTCATCAATAATCAGGAAGAGCGGGGCGAAGTCTGCCAGCTTATCTTGCAGACTGTTAACCATCGTGCCTTCACTGCCGCACACGATGGGGTAATGGGTTGATTTTTTGTTACCCAGGCCAGCGCAAAAAATGGAGTTGTTTACGTGGAAGTTCCAAAGCTCCTGCGCATCCTGATCGATAATCTCAGCCTGGCGGGATAGGATTAAGGCGCGGTGCTTTTTGGCTGGGTTTTTATCCCACGGCAACTGCATGATGCGGCGGGCCAGCATGGAGATCATGATCGTTTTGCCAGCGCTCACGGCAGCTTCAACAATCACCGGGCCTGGATATTTTCGGATGCACTCAGCCACCGCGTCATAAGCGGCCCATTGATAGGGGTAAGGATCCAGCGGGAGATCTCCAAACTGGCTGATCAGCTCTTCAATCGGCGTGCGGGCGATCCGGTCTTCAATTGATTCCATCAACCTTTCTGCGAAGGTCTTTTCTAACGTGTCAGCGGTTGCCATTTGTCTTTTGCTCCGTTATTCTTCTACCTGACTGATTCATGAATATAACGGACACCGGCAAAAATGGCAATCCATGACAAGCAAACAGTTTTGCGAGGAATGCGGGATAAGTGGGAGAAGGCGTTGATCGAGTTGTGCGGCTGGCAGCACAAAAACTTTGACGGCAACCACCAATCTTGCCCTATCTGCGGCGGCGTGGATCGCTTCCGCTGGGGCCACAAAAAACCGCAAAAGCGCGAGGAAGGTTTCGCGTATTGTTCCGGCGACTGCGGCGGCTCGCATGATGGGCTTTATTGGTTCATGAAAGCGCGTATGCAGCCCTTTAACGAGGCGATCAACGATTTGGGCGACTGGTTAGGCGGTATGTCACCAGAGAAGCGCGAGCGCGTCGCCAAAGAGGCTAAAGCCATTTCGAAGAGCAAGGCCAGCAAATACAGCGGGGAGATCCCGCACGATAAAGTTGTGAGCATGGCGCGTGCTGGGGGGAGAAAGGGATCAGCCTATCTGCCATGCAGGAAGGTTGCCGAGTCTGGCGCGTCGCTGCAATTCTGCAACCTGGCAAGGGTTGACCCTGATTTTTCCGTCCACTTTGCGGCAGGTCTTCGAACCTGGGGCGCAGTGGCAATGATCCACCCAGCAAAGGGGCTGCAAGACGGGCCAATCTACCTGATCAGCGATCCCATTATGGCGGTGAGAATGAGCGAAGCCAGCGGCCCTGCGCGCGGTTGTGAGGTGTGGATCGGCTTTACCCCGCTGAACTGCCGAGAAGTTGCGGCGCGGTACACTGGCGGGCGTGAGTTGCGGTTAGTGGCACTGGATCAGGACGAGATTTATCTATACCGCGATTGCGGGCGGGTATTGGCTGGCGCGTCACTGGTTGGGGCGCTGGGGTAAAAAAAAGCCGCGTCCAAAGTGGGGCGGCTGTTAGCTGGCTGGCTTAAAAGCAGAAGGAAACAAAGACGATCAGAGAATAGCACGAATTGCTAAAGAAGTTGCAAAGGCTTTGTATATAGTATGTTTCACCACTCACCAACGAGGCACCAACAATGGGATCAAAAGTGTTAGGCGTTAAGAAGTTAAACCCGCTGGCGCGTCTGCCAGAATATGCAACCGAGGGATCAGCATGTTTCGACATTTACGGGATCGAAAGCAGTTACGACGAAAAAATCAACGCTCTGATTTACTCAACGGGGCTGGCGTTCGACATTCCGAAGGGCAAAGCCCTGATGATTTACAGCCGCAGCGGGCACGGCTTCAACAAGGATGTGCGCTTGTCAAATTGCGTGGGGGTGATCGATAGCGATTACACCGACGAGGTGAAAGTAAAATTGGTATGTGATCGCCCTACCGGCGAATATCCCGCGATTGCCGAAGGCACCGCCATTGCCCAGGGCATGATCGTTGACGCTCCGCAGTTGGAGATCACCGAGATCCAAACGATGAAAGTTACGGCGCGCGGCGGCAACGGCTTTGGCTCAACTGACAAGAAGGCGAAGTGATGAAAGACGAAAACGACAGCAAGACCGTTGATCTTGCGCAGGTGGCAGCAGACTTTGCGATCCCGCAAGCGGTTCTGGAAGAGGCGTTGAAAGCGGCTGGCGCTGGCGCACTGGCGGCAGACCCGGAGGAAGTCGATCAGGCCATTACGGGCCGACGCTTTGCGAAGAGCAAAACGCCTGACGCTATCCGGCAGAAATGGCGCACTCCAAAATGGCTGTTTAACTATGCCGATCACCGCTGGGGGCCATTTGCGCGCGACGTTGCAGCAGAGGCCGGAAACGCCCTTTGTGTGGAGTTTATCGACGAGCAGCAAAACGCGCTGGATCCGCAGGTGGCGTGGGGCAAAGAAGGTGAAACGGTCTGGTGTAACCCGCCGTATGCAGACCCGATCCCCTGGGTTGCAGCCGCAGCACGAAATGCAAAACAGCATGGCGTGACAACGGTTATGCTTCTGAATCATGACCACTCGCCGCAATGGTTCTATGACATGATCCAGGCGTGCAGCGAGATTGTAAACATCATGGGCTATTACGGCACCGACGCCAAAGGCGAAGAGAAATTCCATAACGGGCGCGTTGCATTCGTGAATGCGGCAACCGAAGTGGAAGGCCGGAAAAACAGTAAGGCAAGCTCCCTATTCCTGATTAAGCCACGCAAACGCGGCGCAGTGAAGACGGATTATCTTACTAAGCAAGATATGCTGGACGCTTCCGCTAGCGTCTTATAACGCGATACAGCCCCAGCAATGGGGCTTTACCAGAAGAGGCAAAGACAATGATTATCTACGCAAAAGCGCAGCACATTAAAGCGGCTCATTTATGCCAGGCGCAAAATGATGTGCGCTATTACCTTAACGCCCTGCATTTTATCGGCAACCAGATCCAGGCCACTGACGGACACCGCGCCTTTCGTCTGACGCATGACCTGATCAACGCGCCGGAAACCGGCCTTTTGCTCAAGGTGTCGAAGGTGCCGACCATGCGCGGCATTGAAACTGCGGCAATCGACGTTGACGCGGGGATCGTGTACTGGCTCCCGTTGCCATACGATAAGCCGGAAGATCTCAAAGACGTTGACCTGCAAAAATCCCGTGTGGCAGTTGGCACCGTGGATCTTGTTGATGGGCGTTACCCTGATTTGCGCCGAGTGTTCACGGAAGTTGACGCAAAGCGCGAAGGTGTAAAGGTTATCGGCTTCAACGTCGAATACTTCGCAGTAATCACGCGTATTTGCAAGGCGTTGCAGATGAAATCAAGTATCGTAAAAATTACTTTACAGGATGCGACAACCGCCGCATTTGTTGAAATTAAATCGCACAACGGCGTTGCTGAATATGCCGTAATGCCAGCGCGCCTTTAAGGGGTTATAAGTGGATCATAAACAACGCCAGTGGGTTTATTTTATCGTCGGATTCCTGATCGGTTCCGGCGAGTGTGAAACATACGCAGAAGCGGAAGGCTTTGCAAAAAGTCTGGAAGATTCTTTCAATGAAGAATACCGCACCGCGCCTGTTTCATCATGGCCCGAAATGGCCCGCAAAGACCTTGCGGAATATCGTCAATCAGTAAAGGATCACGCACAATGATATTTGCAATCCACGCATCACAAATTACGGTTCAAGAACTGGAATTATTAAAAGATCTCAGCGTTTCAACCTCCCGCGTTGATAGCTTCTTTATTTTCCATCTTCTCAGTGATGGGGGTTTAGCCCGCTTCGCCAGCATGGAAAAACACGATTACGTTGTGATCACCGCAACCGAGCGCGAATTAGACCGCGCGCAAAACCAGGCTTAAGAATATGCGCAAAGCCATTTTCCTTTTTAACGAATCGGACATTATGCCCGCCCCCTGGTTGGGGGCAGGTTACGAATGTTGGTTATTCGACGGCAAGCACCCTGACGGCATTCACCGCGATCCGGTCAATCCTCTGATCGTTCGCGTGGGGATGTGGTTCAAGGCTCATGATATCGTGAATCAAGCGCAGGAGATCGCCAGCATGGTTGGCCCTGGCGTTGAGTTCGTCGCCAGCTTCGCTGAATGCACGTACCTAACCACCACCGGCGCGAAATGGTTCTATCATCCCGACGATAAGCACTTGCCGACCAGCGAGCGCCGCCCGCATCCACGCTACCCGAACCGCCGACAGGATCAGCAGGACGCGATCCGGCTGGCAAAGCTGGTGATGTGGGTTGCTGGTTACTGCGATATGCAGAACGGCGACGGCAAGCAGATCCCGTGGATGCTTGAGAATCCGGCGATCAACACGCTTAACACTCAGTGGAGAAGGCCGGATCATACCTTCGACCCGTTCGAGTATGGCGGCTATCTGCCGGAGGTGGACGCTCACCCGCTCTACCCGACGATCTACCCGCCGCGTGATGCTTATCCGAAGAATACCGGCATTTGGTGCAATGAATCATTCGTGATGCCGCCAAAAAATCCGGTGCCAGTACAGCTGATCAACGGCAAGCGCTGCAATCCTGGCTGGTACTCCGCAGGAGGCCGAAACGCCAGGACAAAGGCGATCAGGAGTGTGACCCCGCGAGGCTTTGCGGAGGCCGTTTTCCTCTCAAATGCCAACGTGCCATATTAACCGCCTTCGGGCGGTTTTTTATTGATAGCACTTTTTGCTAAACATCCGGCATAATGACCATATATAGTTAACCCATCAACCACACGGGAGGCAGAAAAGATGAAAGCAACTATCCAGGAATTACGCGCTAAACATTGGGGCAAGAAAGCAGCCTTTGCGGGCTGCGAGATCTACCGCGCAAAAGCGCTGGTATTCACCGGAAGCCGCGAAGGATCCGAACCGCTCCGCGTGGTTAACCCACTGGCGCTGGCGCTGGCGCGCGTCAACTTCGACAACGCTTGCAGCCTTCGCAACCGCACCCGCCTTTATGCAGCGTCAGTGGAAGTGAAACGCGACACCCTGCGCGAAGCCCACGCGCAGATGCAGAAGGCTAACGAGAATTTAAAAGCCGCTTACGGCTGGGGGGATCAGTAATTCCATGACTAAGGCTATTAATTGCGCTATCTGCGGCGGTGTGAATACCGCCATTTTGACCACCGGCAAAGTGATGTACCCGCACCGCCCCGACCTTGAGCACATTCTTGCTTATCGCTGCGCGTGCGGGGCTTCGGTTGGTTGCCACCCGCGCACGGATCGCCCGCTGGGCAATACCGCTGACGCGAAGACCAAAAAGGCCCGCAACCGTGCGCACGCCGCCTTTGATCCGATCTGGCGCAACGGGTATAAAAAAAGGGCGGTTGCTTATGCCTGGCTGGCAAAGCAGTTGGGGATCGAGAAGGTTGATTGTCACATTGCCTTATTCGATGCGGATATGTGCGCGCAGGTTGTACGGCACGCGGAGGCGTTTCTAAATGCGATTCAGACAGGGCACGCGGCAGGAAGTGTGGCAAGCGGTCAAGCAAGCCGGAATGGCTGACGACATAGCGAAGATCGCGGCGGTCTTTGATGTAACCGATATCGCCGTGATCAACGCCGGTGAGTGCGTCTATCTCAACGAGAAGCCGCGCAAAACTACCCGCATTGCGGTTGCCACCAGGGCTGGCAAGGAGGGGATAAAAACCGAAATTGCCAAATCAAAATCGAATCCAAAAAGGTTGAAGGGGCTATGAAACGAATAACGCACACGCAATTAAAGCGCCTCGCCAACGGCGAGAATCCAGAGGCCGTGCTTAGGGGCCGGTGTGATTGGGCCGATCTGATCCGCGCGCTGGCAAAATACGGATTGCGCCAGAAGGCGCTACGCTTCGCAGACGATCTGTCAGAAGGGGGCCAGAATGCCACGCGGTAAACCGTTTACCACCGAGGAAGATCAATTCATCCTAGACAACGCGGGCACCCTGCCTGGGCCAGAGATCGTGGCTCACATTGGACGCCCGCGCCAATCCGTTTACGGGCGCGCAAAGTTCCTGGGTGTGGACATATCGATCACCCGCGCTTTCCACTGGTGGACAACCGAGGAAGACCGGCAGATCATGGACGGCTTGAAGGATGGCAAGACCAGCCGCCAGATTGCCGCAGAAATGGGGCTGACGTTCGCGCAGGTGCATAACAGACGTCAAACCTTACGGGAAGATGGGAAGATATGAGAAAGGGCCGCAAAACGCGGCTCCTTTCGTTTTCGGGGGTGCTGGTTTATCATCACCCCGATTGCAATCAACAAAGAGGCTTTAAAAATGGGCTTTTGGCACCGACACCCTGATCGCGCCCTTAAGGGCTGGAAAGTCACCCGCATTGCGGGGCCGGACGGCGGGCAGACTCCGCAACTTGCCGTGATCTGGCACACGGAAGAGGAAGAGGCAGCACTTACGCTGGATCCAACTGGTATGTTTTATATCGAACTGGATCCAAACCAGGTGCCGCCGCTCACCTTCGCAACCAACCTGCCAGGCAATAACGGCAGTGACGCCACGGCAACTTATCTGGCGCTGGGCGCGGCTAAAACTTTCACCGTTGCAATGGAAGGCGGGATCCCGCCGTATCATTACGCATGGTTTCGCCGTGCATCGTCTACCGATAACCCCGTGGGCACTGATGCTGATAGCTATAACATCCCATCTTATGCGGCGGGCAATAACGGTGATTACTTCTGCCGCGTTACCGACTCCGCAGGGCAAACCGTGGAATCACTGCGCGAGCGCACCAAAGTTGCGATCCGCCTGACCACGAACCTTGCCGCAACTGCAACCTGGACGGTTGGCACAGCAGCAAGCCTGGCGGTTGTGGCGGCTGACGGATTAACGCCGTATTCGTACCAGTGGCAGCAGTCCACGGACGGCACCACCTGGACGAACGTAACGAACGGGGGCGCATCCGGCATCACCGGCGCTACTGGCGCAACGCTGGCATTTGCCACCCCGCAGACCACCGATAGCAAGCGCTATCGTTGCACCGTCACCAGCGCGAACAACAACGCGCCGAAGACGATCACCAGCAACGTTTGCAACGTCACCGTAAACCCAGCAGCATAAAAAAAGGGGCCGTTATGGCCCCTTGTTGTTTGACTCTCTCACCTGATCGTAAATCCTTTCACACGTCATTCCGGCCCGATAGCTTTCGTCAGATCGTCCAGCATAATATTTAGCTTCTTCTGCAAGGCTTCCGAGCATGTTGGCGAGCATTGCGGCGTTTGCGCCGGTTGTCTTGCTTGCGACGGAAGCGGCAAGATCTGCGGTGTGCTTTGCGGCGTCCAGGCGGGTTGCGAGTTTTCCGGCTTGTTGCTGCAACTTGCTAACAGTGGCAGACAGGCCAGCAGCAGTGGCAGCAGCTTTTGCCGCTTGTTGTTGTGCATCTTTCACAGCCTCTTCACGGGCAATGCTTCGCCCTTGTTCAATCATGCGGGCTGCGGTCTGCGCGTTCGTTTCCTGGGAGGATTCTTTTGCATCCCGATCAGCCCATTTTGCTTGCCAGCCCCGATCATTCCAGGCCGTGCCGGCGGCGAAGGATCCACCCAGCAGCAACAGCAACGCGGCTGGCTTCCACCACCGTTGGATCGCTGCGGCTACAGCGGCCCACGTCATTTGGTAAGGCTCCATTTGCACACGGTTGTTTCAACGTCACGGCGGTTGATCAACCCCTTCCACTTCTTGCCGCCAGCGTAAACCCAGCGCTGCAACTCATTGCAAGCGCCGATGGTGTCACCGGCGTTGATCTTGCGCAGCATGGTTGACTGATTAAAGGCGGTTGGCCCCACGTTATAAGCGAAGGTGTAGATCGCCGCGTGAACGGTTTCCGGCAACTTAACTTTGATGTTGGGATCAATCTGGCTGGCGATGCGTTTTAAATCGGCCTTTGTGAGCGCGTCACACTCCCGATCCGTGTACCGCTTGCCCTTGATGATATCGGGGCCGGTGTGACCGTCGCAGACCGTCCAGACGCCCACAACGTCTTGATAAGGGATATACTCACGCCCTTCTAACCCATTCTGACCGGACAGCAGAGCGAAGGCGACAGCGAGCGCGCCGCCCCCCAATGCCGCCGTGAATTTTGTAAACAATTTACTATTCATCAATGATCCTGCCTTTACGGAAAATGGCCTCTTTCCGCTTATCATCGCGCGCTTTGTAATACCAGTTAATAAGGAGTGATCCGATTGTGCAGAGAATACCCACAATTATTGCCACATCCCCAAGACTAAGCGCGCCAGCCGTCGCAGTAAAAGTGCCCCAAAGGATCGCCAGGCGCTCACGCACACGATCCGCCGAAAAGTGAACATAGGCCGTGAAGGCCACCAATCCACCGATTAAGATCATACGGGTTTTACGCCCGCCGTGTTTTAACCATGCCCAAAGTTTATTCATTTCCTCAATCCGGTTGGTGATCACGGCTTGAGGGTAGCACAAAATAAAAAACCGCCACAAATGGCGGTTTCGTGACGGTCATAATTTTTACTTTGGAATGCCGCAAATTGCGTTTAGATCTTCACGGCTTAGGGCTAATCCGGTGCCCAGCGGCTTTTGCTCATTCGGTATATATTTTTCAATCTCAGGCCATGCGGCAACCAGCTTTTTAACCGTGGTGAATTTGTGCAGCGTGGCAAAGACGGCTGATTTTAACGCGATGTACTCGCCGTTAATCGCCTTGATCTCTTCACACAAACGCGCCAGCGTATCAGCCGCAGGGTGATCGCCTGGAAGCATAGGGCGTGAGTTTGGCTTATAAAGTCCGACATATTGCGAAAGGATCTTTTTGTGAATGCCAGGTGAAGGAAGATCGCTATTAATCCGATTATCCTTATCCAAATCACCATCAAGATCGATGGTGCGCACCTGCCCGCCGATATACAGCGAGAAATTGCCGCCGTAAATGGTAGTTTGATCATCGCCGCTGTAATAAACGCGGCTCGTCGTGGTGGACGTGTCAACAAACGATTTGCCTTTGGCGTTGGCTTCCAATACGCCTTCAACAATGGCGGCGATATCTGCCGGATTAGAAAGCCCCTCGCTTTCCTGGATCTCAGTGATGATCCCGTGAGCAAGTGCCGCAGTCTCATACATGACTTTATCGGCACGGACGCGCAGCGGGTGATCGTCTGCAATGATGTTTTCGAAAATAGTTTCCTGCATTGCTTTTGTGATACGCATTTTCTTTGCTCCTACTGATTAATATAAGTTTTTGCCGCCCTTATCGGTGCGGAGAAATAACCGGCCTTCTTGCATCGCTTCGCGCAGATGGGGCACGCGGCCTGATGCTTTTAAAAGGCAGATGCCGTGCATCATGTACAACCTGCCAGCGGCGATCCAGCGCTTAAACAACCGCCCGCGATTATTCATTTCGGGGCATACGCTGGACACCCTGCAAAACACCGCGCCAGGGTGAGTCTTCCGCTTATTCAGAAGATATGGGCGGCGTTTCCAGTACGAATGCGGATCAGGGTTGCGCCTCTTCACTCTTTCGCACCTCTTCGATCTGATACTCCCGCACCGCGTCCGAGATCTGGCGACGCAATGCCGTTTGAACCACCGGAAGCCAGCGGCGCAGCATACGCCCGCCCTTTCCGCGTCGTTCGCTCATGTACTTAATTTCACGCCCTGCCACGACATAGGCGCGCGGTGATCCGTCCAGTGTCACACTGTAAACTGCGGTTTTCTTGCCAGTGCCGGTGCTACCAATAAGGCTTACTTTTGCCATGTTATCCCCTTGATGGGTGCCCCGTAGGGCACCGCGTTTGATTACGCCCAATCGTCACGCCATTTGGCAGCGTGGGCACGGGTGCGGGCGTTGTACTCGCCGCGCGTTGTGGTTTCGTCGATCCACCAATCGGGATCCTGCGCCGCTTCCGGTGCGCCCAACTCTTCACGCCATGCCAGATCGCGTGCCTTCACGCCTTCCCACTTGCGCAGGTTGCCATAGTAACCGCCGAAGCCCTGATCGTTGGTAACGCGAATCGTTGAACGTGCCATTTTGTTTGCCCTCATTCGTAAGTGATGGAATAAGTATATATAGTAATTATCCCATCGTTTTAACAAAAAGTGCTATTCCCACGGATAACGCTTTATATCCGGCAGCGTGCGCATTGCCTCCATGATGCCGCCAGCGTCTATGGGATCATTGTTCCGATACCCTAACACTAAATGCTGAATAGCGATCATCGCGTCTTTGGTCAGCGGTTCCCACAGGAAGAGCGCAAAGCGCCCCATCTTTTCCCCGTTGGTCATGCTGAAATCAGACCGGATATAGTTGATGATCCGGCCCGTGGTTTCCCGTGGCGCGTCAGCCGTAAAGAGCGAATCTAAACCCAGCCTTTCTGGCACTGAAAGGATCGGTATACCCTGGCGCACTTCGAAGCGCTCGCCGTCATTTGGCCCGCCAATCAGTAAGGCGATCTCAAACTCCGCGCGAATGGCAACCCCTTTGGGCGGCAGTATCATTGGCGTTTTCATTTGTGCAGACCCCGGAGCAGCTTGATCGCGTCGATAATGGCAACCCGTGGCGATTTTTCATAAACCACCTTGAGCGCGGCTTCCAGCTTATCGATCACCGGCTGGGCACTATCGCGGATCTCGCCGTACTCACCCAACAGATCATCAATCATCGTGGTTGCGTTGCGGCGTGGCACATCCATTTGCCCAGGGAAGGTGCGCAGGAAGCGATCAAAGATCGTTGACCAGGCGTTACGTTGTTGCGCGCCTGAAATGGTGTACACCTCAAGGGGCACGACGCGGAAGCCGTCACCACCTGGGGGGATCCCGCTATCCTCATTCATCGCGTCCACTTCTTTTTGCAATGCGGCCGCATCCAGATCAACGCAGTATTCCTGCATGAATGGCAAGCCGTCAGCGTCAACGATGCAGTAAAGGATCGGCCCCTGTTTATCAGCGCCGTCCACGCCTTCCACGCGGTCTGCAATCATCTTTAAAACGGCGTCGTATTCGGGCCAGTCGCTTTCAACAAACAGGCCGTGCAGCGGGCGTGCGCCACGGTTGCTGCGGATCCGGCTGGACTCGCAAAGGATCTTATTCAGGATCCCAATCTGACCAACGGACAGCAGCCCCGCAGCGGTTGCCGCTTCCAGGTCAGCGCGCTTGATCACCAGATAGCGATCCTCTTTAACGAATACTTTTTTGTTTTGCATGGTCTTTGCCTCAGTGAGAATGGCCCCCGAAGGGGCCGTGGTTGGTTAGAAGTTCCAGCAGGTGCCGCCCAGCTCATTTGCAATCTGACGCGCTTCACGTTTGCCGGTAACGTTGCGCGTTACTTTGGTGCTAACGCCGTTTTTTGGCGCGTGCTCAATGGTGATGAATTTTTTGCTACGGCTGGCGGTGTAAGTGATTTTTGGAAAGTTCATTTCGTCTGCCTCGTTGTTCGTTTCGATGGGTTAACTATATATGGTCTGTATTTATTTGTTTTAGCAAAAAGTGCTATTTTGCATTGTCAGAATCAATTGATTTTTTGATTTGATTTATTGATAACTCCTGCGCATAATGGCTGGGCACATTCATTAAGGAGTAAAGTTTTATGGCTGGTGAAAAGTTCGACCCGAAAAAAGATTTGCGCCCGTTCGCGCCTATGGATGCAGAAGACGTGCCGCCGCATTACGTCGAAGAGGACGAGCAAGCGCAGGACAATTGGGGCGTGCTGGACGATGCCAACATGCCTGAATTGCCGCCAGAATACATGGGGCACGATGCGCCGCCGCCGTCTGATCGTGAGTTGTCCGATCACCTGGATCGCGTTGTCGAAGTTGAGGACGAGCAGCAGCAGGATCAGCCGCAACCGGCACCGGAAACGCCGGAAGCGCCAGCGGTGATCCGTGGGTACATCCAAAACCCAAAACCGGAAATGCCAACGCCCTTTGTTGAATACCTCTTCAACATGAAGACGATCAACGAGATCAACGCGGGGCCAGGTGTGGGCAAGACAACTTTACTTTCCATGCTGGCGGCGTGCGTGGCAACCGGAAGGCCATTTCTTGACGCCTTCCGCGTCAAAAAGGGGATCAGCGTATTCTTTACCGAAGACGCCGAAACCGTGATCAACTGCCTTTCCGCATGGCAGCTTGAATGGGGCGTTAACATCCTGGATCACGTCCTGATCTACGATAAGCCCGCAGCCCTTACGGACATTCAAAAAGAAGTCATGCGCGATGGTCAGATCATCAAACTGCCGCGCCCCAAATGGGGTGAAACGGCATCACGTCAGATCAGCGAGATCAGAGAGTTTGCAGGTGATCGCCGGATCTGCATGGTTGTTTACGACTCAAAGAGTTTTCACTTGTCAAGCGCCATGCGCAACGGTAAAGCCCTGGACGAAAATAGCAACGACGATCAGCAGTATGTGACGTTCTGCGGTCAACGCTTCTCAACGGCGCTGGGGGCTTGCGGGATCTTTGTGCCGCACGTATCGAAGGAGGCCGAGCGATCCGCGTCACTGGTGCTGGAGTCACGCGGCGGCGGTGCTGCAAAGGGCGCAGTATGGAAGACCTTTTCCCTGACCCTGGACAAGACCGACAGCGACAAAGTGATCATGGCTGCGGGCAAGCGTCGTGGTGGGGGGATCGCCCAACTCCTGCGACTGACTCGCCGCAGCATGGCGATCTTCGAGGGTGAATTTGAACGCGCCCAGCGTGAGAAGTACGAACGAGAGTTTGCCGACGCAATCCCCCCAGAGAATCCCCTCGCCGGTCTGCGGCCTATCGATCCGGCCTATTGTGGCGGCTACTTCAACCAGTGCGAGATCGTGACCGAAGAGCAGTTGGCAGAAGAGCTAAAAGCGCACCTGGAGGGCGAGAAGAAGAAAGAGCGGGCCGAGGGCAAGCAGAAGCCGACGAACGCCGAACAAAAGGTTTTGGACATCCTGATCCACTACTGCGGCGGGAAGGCGTTGCAAAGCGAGTTGTCGAAGATCTGCGAAGAGAAGTTGAGGGCGCACCGGTCAAACATCCTGCGGTCAATCCGCACCCTGATCGAGAAGCAATATATCAGGGCGTTTGACGAGTTGAACGGCGGCACGACGCTAACGGCAAAGCAAGCATCAATGCCGCCACTCGCTGAACAATGATTCAGGGCAAAAACGGCTGATTACTCTTTTAAATTCAATGGCTTACGTGAATCAAAAATGCTCTGATAATAATCATTGTAAGTCATTGATAGTTAAAGAGTTATCAGGAATCAAAAAACCTATATAAATATACTTCGTATGATTACTCGCTAACGCTCGCAAGCTCGCCTATCACTCGCATCCAAACGCCCTTGCGGGGCTTATTGGCGAGCGCTAAGCGAGAGCGAACGGCGGCGACTACATAGCAGAGAGGACAAAAACAAAATGACTAACGTGATTCAGTTCCCGAAGCGTGACCAGAAGCCACCAGACGAACCACAGCGCGTTAACCGGTTCGAAGAGTGGCACACGTATTGGGTTGAGAAGTACGGCGCGTGGAATGCGTTACACATCGTTTTCATGCTATCCGGTTTCGTGCTTCTCGCAGTAGTTCTGGCATGGCGCATTGATGCTGGGGTTGTGCAATCGCTGCAAAGTGCGTTTGCCGGTCTTCTGGCATTCATGCAATCGTCATGATGATGGTGAAGGGGAAGAGCGCGCACTTGCTTGTTGCGTGCTCACGTATGCGCGGGAGGGCTGCGGGATGATTGACCCGTGGGATTTGGTCTTGTGGACGGCTGGGATCTGGCTGGCTTGCTTTGTCCTGGTGCTGATCTTCGGATAGCACTTTTTGTTAAACGTGGGTTTTGATACCCGATTAATATATGAGGTGTAACGCGAGCATTTACAGCGGTGTAAAGCTGGGCTGACGGTGCCAGCTTCACCGATTCACAATAGTTAACAATGGAAATAATCACAATGGTAAACAAATTGTTTGGAGTAGGTCACGCGCTCATTGTCTCAGCACTGGCAACGGCGCTGGCTGCGGCTGGCTGGGTTTTGGGCGGTGAATCTGCCTCGTTCATTTCAACCGGCACGCTGTTAACGTTTGGCGTCACATTCTGCGGGCTGGTGGCGGTTGGTCATGCCGATTGGGTGCGCAACAGCCATGAAATGCACAGCCGGATCGAACAACTGCGCGCCGCACTGGAGCAGAGCGAGCAACGCGAGGCAATGCGCAAGAATGCTGGACAGTGGAGCACGCCGCCCGCCGTCTTCCAGTTCCTTATGCGCGAATCCGAAGCGGAGATCGTCAGACTTCGCGATCAGGTGCTGGGCTACCAGCAGGGAGAGAACAAGGCGATCAAGGCGATCAACGATGTTAACACCCAGCTTTGCCAGCAGTTAGCCGACGCCGAGCAGGAAAACGACAAACTGCGCGCCACGATCAAGCAGGATGCCGACACCTGGCGCAAACAGGTTAGCAACCTGGCAAACAGCGCCATTGACCTTTGCAAAGCGCTGGACGGCGTGACGTTTGCCAACGAGGCTGACGCAATCGCAATGGCTGACCTGCGCGACTCGTTGCACGGGCTGGCGCTGGCTGGTGGCGTACTGCCGCCGCCGATTGCCGACCTTGCCTCACGTCTGGAGAAGATCGGGCAGACAGTGAGCCAGGCACGCGGGCTGGTGGCAGCGATCAACGATGGGCAAGCCGTGCCGCTCAAGCCGTGGGAAGCGCTCAGAGAGTCCGGCAACGCAATTGAGGTGACGCAGGGGCATTGGGTGCTGAAAGGCGACCCAGCGACGCCACGCAGCGACGGCGCAACGTTCGTGGCACCCATCGAGCCGATCAGCCCTGACGTGTACGACGAGCGCCACAAGTGCGACCCCGAAGCATTCGTGAAGACAGTAGCGCAAGACCTGGCGGGCCAGCAGCAGAAGCGACGCCAGGCGCTGGAAGCCATAGCCGACGCAATGAGCCGTGGTTACAACGAAACGCCGGAGTTTAACGCGGCCTATCATCGGGGCGGGCTGTATGTCACCGACGAGTTGATCGCCAGCGAATACCAGCGCGCCAGCGCCTGGATCGGCAAGCACACGCCGGATCCTGATGCGGTAGCGAAGGCCAGCGAGTAAGCCCAGCCTCGCTGGGAGGATATCAAGGGGCTTGCGGCTGCGGCCCCTTTGTTGTACGCTCACCACACATTCACGAAACAATGAGGCAAAGACGATGAAACGAGGGATCATTAGCGCACTGGTTGGCATGGTGCTTGCCACCAACAAGAAGCCGGAAGCCATGCCGAGCGAGATCGAGCAGATGCGCGCCCGCAACCTGCGCGACGCCGCAGAGCGTGCAGGGATCACCAAGCCGCGTGCCGTGACCCAGCGCCAGACGCAAGGCGAGTTGCCAGCGGTGCCAGACCGCAAAGAGGGCGAGACACGCAAAGAGAAAAAGGCGCGGCTGATCGCCAAAGGTACGGCGTCACTTATGCGCCGTGGGTACTCCCGCAAAGAGGCCGAGGCAATCGCCAAGCGCAGCTATGCGGAAGCCGTCAGAAGCGTTGGCAACGCAGCACAGGGGCGCTAATCATGAGCAAGTCAACCACGTTGCACACTGACCGCGAAGGCGAAGAGGGGCGCACCCGTGCCATTTGGGATGATGCGCGCCAGATCCTGACGGTGAAGACGGCAGACGGCAGGATCACTGACCTATCCACCATTGAAGCGCGCCAGCTTGAGTGGGCGATCAACAACCCCGAAGCCTTCCAGATTATCAGCAGCCTTGCGGCAAGGGCTGACGTTACCCAGGCAGTGCGCGCGCTGATCGATATGCGCCGCCGCGTGATAGGAGATTGATCACTATGGGCATGAAACAGATTTGGGATGGTGAGCAGTTGCCGCCCGTTGGTTGTGAAGTGCTGATCCACCTCGCCAGCCTGGGCCGCTGGGTGCCGCACACCGTATCAGGGTACGACATACAGCCGCACCTTGACGGTGACGACGCCTATCACCGGATATTCATCACGGTTGATTGCGGTCACGGCGTCATAAACCAGCGCTTATTGCGCGACGTGCGCCCGCTACACTGGCGCGAAGAGGTCAAATGATGGGCGGCATAGCCTATGAAGTATGCGGGGCCATTCCTGGCCCCCTACGCATTGAGCAGGGGATCACCATTGATGGGGAATACGAACGATTGGCAGACGCGGAAGCCAGCGGGATTGACTACGCGGCACCCGAAGAGCAGGGCCGAGGCGCGGTTGTTGAAGGTGAAAATCTACTACCCCCAGCAGGGCTGCGAGATTGACGGACACGACAGCGGATATTTTACCAGCAGCGGCAAATGCGTTGATTGTTCCAGGCTGTATGCGCGGGCCTACAACAAAAACCGCCGCTTTCGTGGGTATGAGTCGAAGAAGGCCGACCCGAACGCCTTCAACCACCGTGGCGCGCCGCTGGTGGACATAACGCCGGAGGAAATCGCCTGGATCGACCTGACCCCGCAACCCCGCGCCGGTCATAGTTCCCACTCTGATTGATCTTATTGGGCCTTTTGGCCCATAATCGCTTCAACCATGTAATCATGAGAGAATGAAGCGAAAATGATCGACCACGACAAAGACCCCCTGATCGACGATGGCCCGCAGCAAGGGCCAGGCAAAGGACGCGGCGAAGGCAAGAAGTTTGGCGAGGACAACCCGCCGCCGAAAAGCCCACGCAACCAGAAGCGCGGGCCACAGTTCCGCACCCTGCTATTGCAAGCCCTGCAAACGGTGAAGGTGAAGCAGCTTAACGCCGAAGGCGTCATGGAAGAGGTGACGCTCACCGAAGAGCTATTCATCCAGCGCGGCTTGCAAATGGCCTGGAAAGATCCTTCCATGTATCGTGACATTCTGGCGCGTCTGATCCCGTATCAGCGCCCGACCATGCCGCACTTCGAATTTGACTTTGATCCGACCTGGACGCCAAACCAGCGCATTGATGCAATCATGGTGGCAGTTGCGAGGGGTGAGATCCCGATTGATGCCGCGCACGCCCTGATCGATATCTTCAAGAAGGGCGCAGAGGTGCAGGAGATCAGCGGGATCCTGGAACGTCTGGACGAGATCGAGCGCCGCCAGGCAGAGGCAGAAGCAGCGAAGCGGGAGGGGATCGAGAATGGCACGGATTCTGACACCACGACAGAAGCGGAATAAAAACACCATTCAGCAGCTTGAAGCGGCGGGCTTCTACGTCTACGAATTGCACCCCTGGCGGGTGCAGCTTGTCGTGCATCTTCTGGAAGACTTCGACACGATCCGCGACATTCTGCCAGACCTGGAAGACTCCCGCCCATACGGTGCCAGCTTCCAGCCGTACAGCGCCCCGGACAATTGGGATCTTGCCGTTGTCAGTGTGAAGATGGACACCGATCCAGCCATTGTGGCAGGGCGGGTGGCGCATGAGGCGATCCACACGCTTAACAGCATATTCAAATCGCGCGGGCAGGAGTGGGATCTTGATAACGACGAATATCAAGCCTACGCCATTGAAATGATCGTTGTGCGCACGTTGTGGGGCATTGAGAGGATGATCAAGCATGGGGCGTAACTTAAAAGACATTGTGCGCCGGACGAACCAGGCAGAGGCGAGGGCGCGCCATATCGAAACGCACACCCAAACGGTTTTCGGTATCTATCGCCCGTCTGACTTCATGCCGATCCACGTTAAGAACATTAAGCGCGTGGGCCGTCGCTGGGTGGAAACAACCGAGCCGCACACCGTGACGATCCCCGAAGTCATGGAGCCGGTATTGACCCGCCCGAAACGATTTATCGTTATCATCGGGGGCCGTGGTTCCGGCAAGTCAGAAAGCGTGGGCCGCATCGTCAATGCTGACGTTGACGACTACGCAGCAAAGGTGCTCAACCTCCGTGAGTTCCAATCGTCGATCAAAGATTCCGTTTACCCGCTGTTAAAGGCTTGCGCCGAGAAGCAAGGGATCGAAGGGTTGGAGTTTCTGCGCGACGAGATCAGGCACGCCAACGGCGGCGGGCACCGGTTTAAGGGCATGGCCCGTGACCCTGACGGCGTAAAATCGGCGTTTGGCTTTACCCGCTTTTGGGGTGAAGAGTCGCAGACATTCAGCGCCGACAGCCTCCGCAAGCTGACCCCTACCATGCGTGAGGAAGGCGGGCGCATGATCTTTACCGCCAACCCAGGCAGCAGCGAGGATCCATTCTCGCAGCGCTTCATTGTGCCTTTCCTGCATGAGTTGGACGCCAAAGGGATCTACGAGGATGATCTACACCTCGTTATCAAAGTGAACTACGACAAAAACCCGTGGTTTCCAGAAGCCCTGCGCGCAGAAATGGAGTTTGATCGGAAGACGCTTTCCCGCGCCTTGTTCGATCATATCTGGTATGGCGCATTCAACGACAGCGTAGAAGATGCGATCATTCCGGCTGAATGGTTCGATGCCGCCATTGATGCGCATAAGAAAATGGGATGGAAGCCAACCGGCGCACGCATCGCAGCGCTTGACCCAGCAGACGTGGGGAAAGATAACAAGGCATACATTGAGCGGCACGGCAGCGTTGTTTGCTTCGCGCAATCCTGGTATGACGGCGACGCCAACGACTCAGCCGACAAGGCGATCACCTGGGCGAAGGCGCACGGCGTGAATATGTTCCTTTGGGATGGTTCCGGCCTGGGCGCGGCCCTGCGCCGCGATATCACCACGGCTTACAAAGATACTGCCGTGCTGGTGGACGAGTACAAAGCCGGTGAAGGCGTGAAGAATCCCGAAGCGCCAGTGGAGTTGGATAACTGGCTGAACAAGGAAGCCGAGGGGCGCAACACCCGCAAAAACAAAGATCAGTTTGGTGACAGGGGATCGCAGGATATCTACCTTTTACGCCGTCGCTTCGAAAAGACTTATCGGGCGATTGAGCACGGCGAGTACAGCAACCCCGACGAGTTGATCAGTCTGGACAGCGAGGGGATCGGTGAATTTATGGCCCAGCTACGCGCCGAGCTATGCAGGATCCCCCGCATCTACGACAACAACGGGAAATTCCGCAGGATGCCTAAAAAGCAGATGCGCGAGAAGTTGAAGATCCGATCACCAGGCATGGCAGATAGTCTGATCATGACCATGCAGCCGCCTAAGCCGCAGATCAGGCCGGATTATAGCAACCTGCGGGTGCCGTCCAACCGATAAGAAAAAGGGGCCGTAATGGCCCCTATTTGATTTGCTTTTCCAGCTTTGCGATCCTTTGCCGCAACTCCGCAACGATGTTTTTATGGGCGCTGGCGCGCACCCAGCCGCCCTGCGGATCCTTTTCCATGCAGTCACCGAACGCCCCGCGCTTGTCGCCAACCGTGCAGCGGTAGCGGCTGATCTTACTCACGCCGGCACGCGGGATTTTTTGGCCCGCGCCTTCATGACTTCGGCAACAAACAGACCGCCCAGGCCGATGATCGCACCGCCAGCCAGTGTGACCAGTGCCCAAACCCAAGCGCGGCGACCAGTGCGGCCCGCAGCCAGACCGATAACCAGCGCGCAAGCAACGCGCATCAACAACAGGCCCACAGTAATTTCGATTCCCATTTGTCTTGCCTCATTAATCAGTGAATGTGCGTTTACTATAATCATTAATCCGTGAAATGTTTTAGCAATTTGTGCTATTTTTGCCCCGTGGTGATATCCAGATGAAACCAGAGGGAGTGCCGATAAATGGCGAATAGCAAAACCCCAGCGCAGAAGGCACGCGAAACGCGCCAGCGCAACCGCGAAGCGGCAGAGCAGACCAAACGCGACGAGGCTTGCTTTGAACGCGCCCGCAAGCGCATTGGGCAACAGTACGCGAATGAAGAGACTACGCGCAAGAAGATGATCGAAGTGCTGCGCTTTGTTCGTGTCGTTGGCGCGCAGTGGGAAGGCAGCACGTCTGCCGGTTGGGCGATGGACGATAAACGCTTTGAAAAATACCCGCGCTTTGAGCTGAACAAGTTAGCGCGCGAAGTGGATCGCATCATTACCGACTACCGCCAGAACCGGATCAACGTGGTATTCCGTCCGAAGGATGGGGCAGCGTCCGACGAGTTAGCCGATAAGATGAATGGCAAATTCCGCGCCGACTTCAACGAGTCCAGCGGCGGCGAGGCTATCGACAACGCTTTTGACGACGCGGTTACGGGCGGCTTTGGTTGCTTCCGCATGGACACCGAAGAGGAAGACGCATTCAACCCCGAAAGCGTGCAACGAAACATTCGTTTTTATCCGGTCTATGATCCGGCGTCGTGCGTCTTCTTTGACCAGAACAGCAAGCAGTATGATCGCAGTGATGCGATGTGGGCCACCGAGCTTTACAGCCTGGATCGTGACAGCTTCGAAGAGCAATACCCCGACGCCCTGCCGCCAGCCGCGCTGGAAACCATCGACACCGGCAAGCAGTTTGATTGGGTAACGCCTAACGTTGTTTATCTGGCGCGCTACTATGAGAAGCGGATCGAAGATGTGGACGTGATCAGCTACCTGAACCCGATCACGCAGCAAACCGTTGTTTACGACGAAGAGCAGATCGAGGATATCAAAGACGAGTTAAGCGAAAGCGGCTTTGAAGAGCAGAACCGCCGCACCGTCAAAAAGCCGCGCGTTTACTGCGGGATCTTGTCTGGTGGCGAGTGGATCGAGAAGCCAAAGCGCTTGCCAGGCTGTTACATTCCGCTGATCCCCGTGTATGCCCGCCGTTCGTTCGTGGACAACAAGGAGCGGATCGCCGGTCACGCTACGCTTGCAGTTGATGCGCAGCGCCTGGAAAACCTGATCGTGTCCATGCTGGCTGATAACGCGGCGCAGTGCGGCGGCGACAATATCCCGATTGTGGATATCAACATGATTCCAGGCCCGCTGGCGCAGGCGTGGGGGGATCGTAACACTGATCGACCAGCATTCCTGCCGGTTGACTCGCTGCGCGACGGTGAAGGCAACGTGATTGCCGCAGGGCAAGTGATTAACTTCACCCCGACAACCCCGTTAAGCCCAGCCGTTGCGGCGATCCTGCAATACACGGGCGGCACGATTCAACAGATCGTAGGGGCCAGCCAGCTTGAGAACATGCCAAGCAACCTGGCAACGGAAACCGTTGAGGCGATTTTCTCCCGCATGGATGGGCAAGGCGCGCTCTATATGGACAACCTCGCAAAATCCCTGCGCCACGCGGGCCGAGTCTGGCGCGAAATGGCGCGCGAGGTGTACGGATCAACCGACTATATCCGCATCGTTCAGGAAGACGGATCCGACGAGTTCGTATTGATGGACGGCAAGATCATTGACCGCACCACGAAAGAAGAGATCGGCCTTAACGATCTTTCGCAGGGGCGCTATGAGGTTGAAGCCGATGTGGGCGAGGCGAGCACTACGCGCCGTCAAGCCACCGTGCGCAACCTAACCAACTTGCTTGCCACGATGGGCGACGCCAGCCCGAATGCTGCGATTGTTGCCGCGCTGATCATCATGAACATGGACGGCGAAGGGATGCAGGACTTCCGCGAGTACGCGCGAAACCAGATGATCTTGCAGGGCGTGATCAAGCCGGAAACGGACGAAGAAAAAGCCATGCTGGAGCAGTCGAAACAGAACCAGCAGCCGGACGCAGCAACCCAACTGGCAATCGCAGAGAACAAGAAAGGCGATGCAGCATTGATGGGCGAGCAAAACAAGCACCTGGATCTGCAACTGAAAGCGCTGAAACTGAACGTAGACGCCACCCAGGCTGCGCAGGATGGGCGCTTGACCGAGGCGCAGACGATCAAGACGCTGGCAGAAGCAGCGGGCGTGGAGCACAACCAGTTAGTGCAGGTTATCCAGCTTTTGCAGAGCTTCGGACAGCAGCAGCAGGAGCAGGACAACCGCGAAGCGGATCGCCTGTTATCTGCCGCGCAGCAGACCGCCAGCCAGCAACCGCAGCAATAGCACTTTTTGCTAAAGACAAGCCCGCTTCGGCGGGCTATTCTTTGCCCGTACACTTCACTAATTCATGAGGGCAGGATAAATGGCAGAAGTTCAATCAATCACGGCGCGCGTTTACGTTTGCCAGTGCATCGAGGCGGGAACCTATCAGGGCACGGAAGGCCAGATCAGGGCGTTTGACAGGCCGCAGCATGAAGACTACGGCCCGAACGGCAGCGGCGACACCAGAATGTTTGGGGTGTGGGCGTTGGTGACGGTTAAGGATCTAACCATTGAGTTTGAGCCGCTGGATCAGGCCAAATTAGCAGCCGATATGATCGCCCGCTATGAGAAGAAGTTAAACGAACACCGCGCCCAGGCATTCCGCACCGAGCAGTTTTTAGAAGGCCGGATCGCCAAGTTTAAGGCGCTGACGTTCAAAGACGGCGTGGAGGGTGAGATCATCCCGTCATGCACGAAACCAACCAGCAGCGTTGATGCAGACGATGCGGATTTTGATGATATTCCGTTTTAAGGGGATGCTATGACAATCTACCGCTACACAATGTTAATGGGGGCGCTCAACGGGCGCACCTACCAGTTTGATAAGGATCGCGGGCCGGTCTTCACCCTGCCAGCGTCAGAGGACGAATATAACACCTACGTTGACGCGCTCAAGAAGTGGGATCGTGATGCGGCTATGGGGATCTACTACCCGAAACCAGCGCCGCCGAAGGATATCACCTATCAGGCGTTAACCATGACCGTTGACGTTGAGGAAACGGCAGACGTTAACGACCCGCGCCGGATGATCGAAACGCGGTTTTGTGTGCCAGCCGAAGTGGGCACCGACCCTGAGCAGGTGGCGAAGGCCATGATCCGCTATTTCACCCGACTGAACACCGCCGCAGCCGACGCCGTACACAAAGCCCCGATGATCACCCCTGAGATCGTCCGATTGGGCAAGTTTATTGGAGTGTTTCACAAATGTTAAATAATCCGAAAGAAGGTGATGTGATCCGCTGGGTGCGTGATAGTTACTGGCGCGGCATGGAAGTTGAGGAATACACGCTTGAAACGTACCGCTACACGCTGGGATTCTTTGAAAGCGAAAACCACAGGGAGGCCGGAAGATTCACGCCACTTTGTGACCCTGATTTGTGGATAGATGGGCCAGAAAGCCGCGAAGAGTACATAAGCAACTTTGGCCCATATACAACGAACAAGATCCCAGCGTTTGAGATAATCCGCAAGTAAAACCCCGCCACCGAATCTGCCCAGCCCCGTTGCTGGGTGGATTTTTTCGTGTATTCACCTTTACAACGGTGTAAATCCTGCCTTACACTCACCTTGCCCGCCGATGGGGTACAAAAATTCATCGCGTATAGGAGTGTAAAAGCTAATGACTTTCGGAAACCAGGCAGTAAACGACCAGACCGGACAGGAAGACGGGGGCGCAGACGCTTACGAGCGTATGCAGTCGCAGATCAACGACACCTCCACCCAGGAAACGAACCGCGAAAGCCAGACGCGCAACCGTGAGCAGTCAACCGACGAGCACGGGAACGACAAAGGCAACACCGGCGAGAATCCCGAAGAGGAAGAGGAAGAGGATCCCGAATCCCTGCAATTTTTCCTGGACGATCAGCCGTTGGCCTCGCCAGCCGCCGACGAGTTCGAAGAGCAGGAAGGCGACACCGATTTGGTGCGCACTTTACGGGGCAAACTCAAAGAGTACAGCACCGAGCTTAAAACGCTGAAATCAACAGCCGGTAAGAGCCAGACCGCCGCGCCAGTAAACCTGCCCGAAGAGGTGCCACCGATGCCGAAGTTAGGCGACGAGGGGATCGATTGGGATACGGATAAACTGGAAGCCGCGATCAACGAATGGACTCAAACCCGCGACCAGATCCAGCAGCGTAACAGCCAGCGCGAAACCACTGAGAAAGCCCTCCGCGAACGCCTGAACACCGCTAACACGGCGTACATGGCAGAGCGCAAAAAAGTTGAGAAAGTACCAGGCTACGTGAAAGCCGAGCAGATCGCCACGGCAGAGATCCCGCAGGGGATCCGAATGGCGGTACTCATGACCAGCAAAAACCCAACGGGGCTGGTTATGGCGCTGGGCAGCAACGCCAAGCTGCGGCAGGAGTTGATCCAGACCGCCGAAAACGATCCGGTAGCGTTTGGCTATATGATTGCCGATCTTGACAAGCGCACTAAGCGCGCACCTTCTGCGACCCGCAAGGATGTTAATTCCGCGCCGGAAGTGAAGGGCGACACCAGCAATTCAACGGTGCTGGGCCTGGAAAAAGCCATTGACGATGCACGCGCCAAAGGCGACTACACCGCCGTTATTCGACTGAAAAAACAGTTGAAACAACGAACGGGTAAGAAATAGACTTATTCCCGAACATCATCGGCAGGAGCAATAAATAGATGAACCAGTTAACGAAAGACCTTGAGATCTTATTTGAAGAGTACGTGGAAGGCTTCGAGGCCGCTTGCGTAGTCTCCAAAAACGCTAAGATCTTCCGTCCAGACGATAAGACCATGCAACGCGCCGGTGATGTGATTCACCGCCCGCAGCGCTACCACATGGATATTGTGGAAGGCCTGGACGTGTCCAGCGCAGCGCAAACCGAACTGGTGCAGCGTCAGGTGCCAGCGGCTTACAAAGCGCCGCAAAACGTCTTGTGGACTCTCGACGCATACGAAATGCGCGACGACGAGCACAAGAAAGAAGCGGGCCGCGCAGCAGGTCAACGCCTCGCCGCGCAAATCGATCTGGATCTCGTCACCCAGGCCACCTTGCGCGCAACCAACTTTGTTGGCGTGGGCGATAACTCAACGGGCACCCTGGGCCGCGATCTTTGGGATGGTATCGCAGACGCTGACGCCAATTTCACGATGATCGGCGTGCCGATGGGCATCACTAAGCGCGCATTCCTGAACGCCCGCGATTATAAAAACATCGCAGGTGAACTGGCGGGGCGCTCTTACACCTCCGGCATTAACCAAACCGCTTTCGAAAAGGCGAAGATTCCAGACGTTGCCAGCTTCGACAGCTACAAGGTTGATCAGTCTGGACGCATCCCAACCGGCACCACGGCTGAATTGACCCTGGCGGCAGCGCCAGCGCACACCGTGGAAGCAATGGATCCGGTGTCTAACCTGCCGATTGATAACCGCCAGGGCGTGATCACCGTTTCCGGCGCAGGTCTGCAAGTTGGCGACGCTTTCACCATTGAGGGTGTGGATATGGTACACCTGATCGGTAAGGAAACCACCGACCAGCCGCAGGTATTCCGCGTGCTGGGCGTACAGGGTACTTCGATCACCGTGTCGCCAAAAATCCTGCCGCTGGACAACGCGGATCAGAAATCCCGCGCTTACGCCAACGTACAGGCCAACGCCGCTTCGGGTGCTGCGATCACCGTGCTGAACAAGCGCGCAACCGCAACTAACCTGCTTTGGGCTGATGGTTCCGTTGAGTTGATGTATGGCAAGCTGGCATTCCCTACCGGTCAAGGCCCGCAGGTAATGACGGCGACCACTGAGCAGGGCGCATACCTGATCATGTCCTACGCATTCGACCACCTGAAAGGCGAAACCACTTGCCGTTTCACCACGCTTTACGGTGCAAACGTCCTGGTGCCAGAATACGTGGCGGTTGTGGCGACAAATCAGATCGTTGTGCCGTAACTGGCGCAACCTGATTGAAAAGTGTATAAATAAGGGGCTTCGGCCCCTTTTTTCATATGAGGATCTCACCATGTCAACCACCATGCTTTACACCGAAGGCAAGAATAAACTTTATTGGGGTAAATTCTTTGCAAAAAGTGCTGTTTTCAATGATTCAGACGTTGAAGAGGCGTTGAAATCCGGCGATTGGTACGCGCACCCATCGGACGTGCCGCAGCCCAAGAAGGCAGAGGCTCCAGCAGCGACGCCAGCGCCGCCAGAGCGCCACGAAAGCACCGGCCTAATGCCTACCCACTATCAAGCGTTGTTGCCGTATGCTGGCGCGTCTGAGGTGCCCAGCAAGAAGCCGCAGCAGCAGCGCAAAGAAAACAGCAAAGCAGCGAAAAAGGATAAGTAATCATGGCGACACTCCAAAAACAGGAGTTCGTAAACTTTGCCATGCGTAAGGCTGGGTTTAGTGGCGACACCATGCTAAACCCTGCCGACGAGGAACAGAAGCGCGACGCGCTGATCGACCTTGAAGCGTACATGACCGAGTTTCACAACGAGCGCAAGCAAAAGGACGAACCCGCGACGCCGTACATTTTCGCCACCTCGCTTGACGAACTGGACGGATCGGACGACTCCGGGCTTGATATGAATTACCTAAGCGCCATTGGCTACCAGCTTGCCTTGCGCGTGATCGACGACGCACAAAGGCCGGTGCCAAGCGGGCTGGCGAAGCGTGCAGATCGTGCGATGAAATCCCTACTTACTACCCTATGGGTGCCAACGCCACTGAAACGCCGCAACGATATGCCAACCGGCGACGGCAACCGCCCATATTGGCCCGCAGGGCGCTTTTACAATGACGGGAGCGGCAAATAATGGGAATGGTGCAGTTTCCGATCCTCTTTGGTGACGCGGTAGACGCCAAAGACGGGCAATATATCGAACGTCTGCCGATCAACCTTCTGGCGATTGCCCGACAGGTCAAAGGCGCGCGCGGCTACCTGCGCACGTTCCCTGGCTTGACCCAATCGCACGAAGTGGCGGGGATCTCCCGTGGCGTCCACTGGAACACGGTGAAGAATCAGCCGTACCGGATCCACGGGCAAAAACTCTACCTTAACGGCGAAGAAATCGACGATGTAGGAGGCATTGAGCGTGCCCCTATGGCGCATAGCACCACCTCGCAAGGCGTCGTGGCAAACAATCAGCTTGTTATGTACAAGTACACCGGCGAGCGTGAAGCGTTTCAAAACTGGAGCACTGACGACGACTACAACGGACAGCCAGCGGAAGCGACTAGCTTTGCCTGGGGGGATATCAAGGACGTTTGCCACCTGCGCCAGCGCTACATTTTTTGCACGAAGGATAGCGATCTGTTTTGGGTGTCCAGCCTCTTTAACGAGTGCCGCCCCGATGCCGTCGCCCCAGCCTACCGCGCAGAATCCATGCCGGATGGGATTGTTGCGATCAGGGCGTGGCGCGATTACGTTTTGGCCTTCGGTAGCGCTACGGTTGAATTTTTCGCACTGACCGGCAGCGCGGATCAGATCTACCAGGGGCAGCAGTCCTACACCACCCAGGCGGGCACATTCTCGCCTTATACGGTCTGCCAGTTTGCCGACAGCTTCGCCATGATCACCACACCGGCAAGCGGGATGGTTACTATTGGCTACCTGAACGCGGGCGGCGGTCAGTGGCAGGATATCGCAAACAATACGGTGCGCCGGATCCTGGCTGGCTATACGCAGGAGCAGCTAAAAGCATCCGTGCTGGAAAGCCTCAAATATGAGGATCACGAATTGCTGTTAGTCCACCTGCCGGATCGTGTACTGGTGTACGACAACACCCCATCGCAGGAGTTAGGCCAGCGAGTGTGGAGCGTGATCAAATCCGGCCTTTACGATGATCTCTATACCGCCATTGATTTTTGCAATGAAGGCAACGTGATCACCTGCGGAGATCGCCGCCGTTCGATTGCGGGCATTCTGGATCCGGCAACGTCCAACCAGTACGGCGAGCAACAAGAGATCGTGTGCCATACCAAATTGCTTGATCTCTCTAACCAGCTTTTGTGGGATTTTGAGATCGACCCAGGCACCATGCCAGGGCTGAACCAGGCGCAGACGGTCTGGATCGCCGCCACGGAAGACGGCGTGACGTATGGCAAAGAGATCAAGATCGAAGTTAACCGCGCGCAGCACTGGCTAAAACGTTCGATCATCAAGAAAGTGGGCCGCGCTCGCTTTACGGTTGGTTTCAGGATCCGCGCAGTTGGGGCGGCACCGTGTAACCTGTTAGGCGCGCGCGTGCGCACCGTGGACTAAGGGGGCAGACGTGGCAACAAAGACCGCAACCCGATTACTGATCAACGCCCAATCGTTCCCGCCAGGCACGCCGCAGCAGTTTAAAGACGTGTTTTTGCGTATGGTGGATATCCTCAACGGCACGCAAACAACCGCTTACGGGGCCGAGGAAACCGCAGGAACGGCGCAGGAAACCGCCAGCGGGGCCGCAACCGTCGCAGGGGAGGCAAAAGAGGGCGTGGAGGGCTTAACGCCGCGCGTTGAAGAGTTGGAAGATAGCAGCGTGACCACAAGCAACGCAGGGCTGCAAACGTTGCTGGGTGCGTTGGGATTGGGGGGAGATCTGCAAATCAACGGCACAACCGTTGTGAAGGAGCAGCAGACAGGATGGACGGATAACACCGGTACGGCGAAAAAAGGCGGCGTGGGCGATCTCACGTTGCCGGTAAGCGCCACCTATACCGCAGCAGAGGTGGAGGCTATCGCAAACGCGGTGATTGAGAATCGCCAGTTATTGACGGCGGTTATTCACCTTCTCATGTATCATGGTTTAGCGGGGGCGTAATGTTGATCCAGATCTCCACCCAGGAAGGGTGCCGCTTGATGCGTGAATGGGGCGTGACTGAATGGCCCGACGATGTGCCGCCGTCTTCCCAATTCTGGCTATTCAACGATTGTGGCGTGTTTTGCGTCCACAACAACGAGGAAGGCGGGATCGATGGTCACATGGCGATGCGCAAGGATGCGCGCCGCTATTCCCGCCAAATGTGCCGCGAGTTTATCGAAAAATGGGGCCACTTCCCGATCAGGGTGCCCATTGCAGAGCACCGCAAGCACGTTAAAAACGTTGTACTAAAAATGGGCGGCTTTGTAGAATCTCCGGTTGATAGGGTGCTTATGCACGATGGCACATACGAAAATTACTTTTTTTTAAGGAGGCTACCATATGGGCGGGATCGTTAGCGGTGTAACCAATGCCGTTGGCGGTTTGTTAGGTGGCATCGGCACCAACAAGCAGCTAAAGCAGCAGAGCAAATACACCGATAAGGCTATGGGCGCGCAGCGTGAAGGGCTGCAAACGGCGCAAAACTATCTGGATCCATACGTCGATGCAGGTCAAGACGCATTAGGGCAGGCACAAGGCCAATTGTCAGACGGCTTTGATCGCGCCGGTCTTTTGTCCGACTTCTACGGCGGGCAGGAATACGGCCTAATGAGCAACGCGGCGAACAACGCGGCGTTAGCGTCTGCCGAAGCAACAGGCACGCTGGGCGCGAGCACCACGCAAAACCGCCTGGGATCCATCGCATCGCAGTTGGGCCAGAACTACTTAACGCAGATGTATCAGCAGTATCAGGATCGTTTCTCAAACTTGATGGATATTGCGGGCACTGGCGCGAACGCTGGCGCGCAGTTGGGCGGCTTCGCTACCGGTACGGCTAACAACCTTTCCGGCCTCTACCAGACGAAAGGGAACATTCAGGGCCAAAAAGCGGCGTTGCCGTGGATGACAGCGGGCTATATGAATAATTCTATCGGCAACGGCTTTGCGCAGGATCTTAACAGCGCACCCAGCCAGGCTGGCAGCTTCTTTGGGAGCATGATCTAATGTCAGATATGAGCGTTTTTGGTCAAAACATGGGGGTTATTGAGCG